AGAATATTAGGGAATGAAATAATAGGATTCAAAATGGTAGTAGATGATTTCAAAATAAAGTTTTTGCTGGGAGGCATAGCTGCTCTTGGTATCATAGCATATATTATGGTAGTATTCGGACCTCAATTAATGGAGACATTTAGTGGCTAGTTTATTCGACGCATTAGAAGCAGAAGCATTCCGTAAAGGATTAGCTGCACGAAGTAAAGAAGCAGGTACTTGGTTTGCAAAGAACGTTGAAAAGCTTGGTAACATCGGCGCTGGAAAAATGTTGGCTGATGATAGATTAAAAAAACAAGCTCAAGCTTCACCGGGTGATATGGTTATGTACACATATGATCCAAAGCATAAAAAGACTTTACCGTATTACGATACGTTTCCATTAGCTATTGTTGTTGGTCCTGCAAAGGATGGATTTCATGCTATCAACCTACATTACCTACCGCCTAAAGTTCGTGCTATCTTCTTAGATAAATTAGGTGATGTTGCATCTAATCAAAAGTTTAATAGAACAACTAGATTTAAGATAACTTATAAGTTGTTAATGGCAACAAAGAATTATAAATACTTTAAACCGTGCTTTAAACATTATCTAACAGCGAATGTATCTTCAAGTATTATGAAGGTAAACGCAGCGGAGTGGAACATAGCAATATTTTTACAAACAGCATCATTCAAGAAAGCAAGTGCTTCTAAAGTTTGGTCAGATTCTAAGGGACAATACTAATGTCATTACCAGTAAGCATAGATTCAATGAAGTCAACGATCAATCGTCGTGGTGGTATAGCACGAGGAAATAGATTTGGTGTATATATTACTCACCCGTCAAAAGGTATGAATAGTTTATTAGGATTTAATCCAGCTAACCTATTAAGTAATTTAATATCAGGTCAGGGCGTAAACGCTGGTGATTTTATACAAGATCCAAGAGACATGTTTTTATTGTGTCAATCGGTTACAATGCCAGGAAAAAGAATTGTTACAACTGAAGCTACACACAATCACCACAATACAAAGAAACCTTATTCAGCTGCAACCGATGAAGTTACTATGACATTCTTATTGACGAATGATTATTATATTAAAAAGTATTTTGATATGTGGCAAGAAATGATTGTAGATACATCAAGTCATCACTATAAAACATTTTATAAAAATGAATATTCTACTGATGTAACAATACAACAGCTATCGGGATCTAATGATGTAATTCCTGGATATACAATTAAATTAGAAAACGCATATCCAATACAAGTTGGAGCGATAGAATTAAGCGAAGGTTCAGAAGGCCTATTGGAATTAAGCATTACGTGGGAATACGATAATTTTAGAAGTGTAGGATTAGTAGATGGATTTTCAGATCTACTAGGTAATTTAATAGGAATAGGAAAAAATACGTTAAGTACGTTTGATAGATTATTTTAATTTTTAATATGGAGTGAGATTGATATGTTGCCAAGATTAGCAACCCCAAAGTATGATATGATTATACCTTCTACGAAGGAAAAAGTAACATACAGACCATACGTGGTCAAAGAAGAGAAGATTTTATTAATTGCTTTTGAAAGTCAAGATGAAACACAAATTGAGAGATCAGTTATTGACATCATAAGGATATGTATAGAGTCAGATGTAAAGCTAGATAAATTAACAACGTTTGATATTGAGTTTATGTTTGTTACCTTACGAAGTAAGTCTGTAGGTGAAGGCATTACCTTGAATATGACATGTGCAAGCGAAGATTGTGAACACACAAACGAAGTTAAAATTAATCTAGATGAATTGAATGTAGCAAATTTGGATGAAGAAGCACCAATAGATACACATGTTAAATTAACAGATGATGTAAGTGTTGATATAAAATGGGCTACCATGAATGATAGAATGAGTTCTTCAGATAGTAAGACTGAAACTGATGCTGTTATACAAATGGTTGCAAAATCTATTGAAACAATTTATAGTGGTGAAGAAACATTTGCTACTAAAGATGTTAAAAAGAAAGAAGTTGTTGACTTTGTTGAGAGTTTAACTGCTGATCAGTTTCAAAGTATAGCGGAGATATTGTCTAAAGCACCATATCTAAATTATAAGTTGGAATATGATTGTAATAAATGTGGTCATAAGCATGTAAGAGAATTGAATGGATTAGCTGATTTTTTTCAGTAGCCCTTTCTCATAACAGCGTATCGCATTATTACAAAGTTAATTTTCAGCTAATGACACAACATAATTTTAGGTTGGATGAATTAGATAGTATGATACCATGGGAAAGGGAGATTTACATTTCTCTGTTGGAGCAGCATATTAAAGAAGAAAACGAAAGGAATAGGAAAAAGAATGGCTAAAACACAAGAAGCATTACTCAGCGAAGTAGTACAACTTCTGCGAAAGCAGAATGCTCTTAGTACACGCGATAGACTAAGAGAAACGGAAGAAGCTAAACGTCAGGAGAAGCTGACTGCCACAACTACTGATACATCAGCAACTACTGGAATGATGATTGATTCTGCTACTGACTTTCAACGTAGGTATTTAGCTGGTCAAGCAAAGACATTAACTGATAAAGCTTTAGGTAATAAGCCAACTGGTACTGCTCAGGACTTACAAGTAGCAGAAGCTCTCAAGAGTAACAGTTTTCTTAAAGGTGCAACAACTGGAGTTCTTACAAACATATACGAGAGATTAGGTACAACAAACTCTATACTGAGGGAAACTCACAATCTCTTCTTTAGATCTTTCAATCAAGATCGTAAACAAATTGTTAAAGACAACAAATTTAGATTAAAATCTATACGCGATGCAAATGAAAAACGATTAGAAGGCATTAAGGGACCAGGAGCAAATGCTGCAGGATTTGGTGGTCGCTTTGACGGTTTTGATATATCAGATGCTGAGCTTGCTGATGGTGGTGATGATGGAATGAGTCCTTTAACTGCTGGTGTTATCGGCGCAGGTAGTACTGGAATAGGTGCAGCTCTATTACTAAAAATGAAGAAGATCAAAAAGTTTTTAGGAATAGGAACTAGGTTCGGATTCAAAAGAACTATGATGGCAAGATTTGGTTTACTTGGTAAAAATCTTTTTGCGAAGAGAGGCTTATCAGCTAAGAATATGAAATTAGCTAAGAATCCTAGAATGTGGCCATTGTTACTTGCAGCTGTAGTTGCTACATCATTCCTTAATGATTCTGCTAAGGCGGAAAAAGAATTTGCTGAAGAAGCAACAGCAGGAGGTTCACCGAATAGTGATGGTGCATCTGGTCCTCAGGAAACTCTGATGGAAAAATCATTGAGTGCTGCAAATACTGGATTAAATGTTTGGATAGGATATAGTATTGCTAATTGGGTTTCGAAAAAAATGTTAAAGAAGACATTATTCCAAGCAGCTAAAGCTATGCTTATAAAAGCTGGTGCTTCTACGGCAGGTAGAACATTGGGTGCTTTTGCATTAAGAGGTTTATTAGCTGTAGGACTTGGTGGTGCTGCGTTTAGTGCTCCTGTATGGGGAGGTATATTACTAGCAGCGTATGCTGGATATAAATTATTGCAGTGGTCCACTGCTATGACTGATATACAAAAAATGGAAACTGAGCCTGGACATAACACAGATGCAACTCGTCATCCACCTATGCCTACTGCTGGAATAATTGCACCTACTGAATTAATTTCTGCTAAAATGTTGAATGCAGTTGATATAGCAAGTGCTCCAGGTTCAATGATGGATGGCATACAGGCAAATCAAAATAAAATGGAAGCTTTAGCTCTTCTTAGAGGAACACCAATTGGGGCACGAAGACAAGCAGTTTATAAAGCGTTAATAGCAAAGGGATGGAAAAAATCAGAGTTAGATGCGATCATGAAAGAAAGAGGTTTACCAGATATTAGTACTATGCCAGCTCCAAAAGTGCCTGATATGTTCTTAAAATCTAACCTTGCTAAAATTGCTAACTATGTTTCACCAGATATTTACAACCGTGGCAATGGAAGAGTGTCTGCTAGACAACTTCAACTTTCACAACAGATGGCTGGTGGTAAGGTATTTGGATCACCTGATGGTCCTCTATTAAAACCTTTTATGAATGGTATGGAATATAAGTCTTCAGCAGATTTATTACTTGCACCAGGAGAAACAAAAAGGGGATCAGGAGATGTTATCATTAAGTCTTTAAATTCTGGATCTGCTGACGTCATTGAAATTAAAAACTATAATACGTATGAACCTTCATGGGGTGGTGCTACAGGAGAAGCATATGAACGTCATAGCACATTCGGTGGTAATGGTGCCGGAAACTGGTTCTAAAAAAGGGGACTTTCGTCCCCTTCTCAAACTGATTAACTCTTAAGCTTCAGCTGCTAACTTAGCAAAGTAACTCATCGTGT